GGGGTAATTCAAAAGGGTAATGGCATTTAAAATGAAAGCGTCACCGTTTAAAGTACGCAAAACAGAAAAAGGCGCAGCACTTAGGCGTTGGCTTAAAGAAGATTGGAGAACGCCAAGTGGTAAAAAAACATATGAAGGTGGCGAAAATACATTTAGACCAACCAAAAAAATCTCTAGCAAAACGCCTGCAACTTGGAGTGAATTAACTCCAGCTGAAAAAGCTGCTGCAAAAAGAGAAAAAGATACTAAAGGGCGAGTAACCAAATATAAAAAGTAATGGGAATAAATTTTAGAGGAACGGCAAGCCGGTTAAAACAAATGACTGAGAAAAGAAATCCAGCGGGATTTCAAGAGAAGTCATCAGCAGGACCAAGAGATGGTGTTGGTGGTGAAAAAGTTAGTGTTGATGAAGCGGCGAAAAAGTTTGCTGAAAGAAAATCTCCATTTAAAATGAAAAAGAATTTTTATGGGGGTGAAGCTTATTTTAGTGACGGCTATGGTGGTCCATTAAAAAAGAGTGATCCGATAACTCAAAAATCATCACCATTTAAAATAAACATGGCTTTAGTTCAAGGCGCTGCGGATGTATATGCAAGTCAAGGATTTAAAGACGTAAAAGAAGATGTTAAAAAAGGATTTGAAGAAAGTAAAACAGAATATCCTAATATTAATGTAGGCGGTCAAGAAGGCGGCGAATGCCCTAATAAAGGGGATGTAAAAGACGCAGATGGAAATTGCGGCCCAGCTACAGACGACTGCAGCGAAGGTATGATTAAAGACGCAGAAACTGGAGAATGCAAAATAAATACAGAGTTGTCAGAAAATAATGGCGACGCTATAATAGAAGAATAAAACAAACTACTATGGGAATTAAAATGAAACCAATAACAGAAAGAGTAAACGCGGGTTTATTCAATCAGAAAAAAGCTGATAAGTTTAGCAACGAAGGTGTTCGCGAACCATTGCTTAATGTAGGGCCTGCGGGAGTATACGGAGATAACATTACTAAAGACTCGCCATCGCCTGCTAAGAAGGGATATAAAATGAGTTCACCTTTTAAAAAAGAATCTGCAGCTCAAGAACGTAAAAATCTAATGGATGATATGCCAGTAGATGAAGTTGCTTCTGGGGCCAAAAAAAAAAGTGTAACTGCAAATAGTCCACTTAAAAAAGATCCACCCGTTTCTGCAGGAGATATTGTAACTGGTTCAGTTAAAAATACTGTAGTAGATGCAGTGGAAACTCCAGGTGAAACTGTTAGTCAAACACCTAGTAAAAACAGATGTGGTATTGAAGTTAAATGGAGTGATCCACAATGTGTAAAATATAAGCAGCTTTTAGAAGAAAGAAAAAAAGGTGATCCTTGTAAAAATTTCAAATGTCCAGAAGGCGCATCAGCAACAGTTGTAGGAGATAAGTGTGAATGTAAAACAAAAGGTAGTAGCACATGTCCAGAAGGTTTTACTAAAAATGCAGATGGACAATGTTCAAAATCAGAAGGTTCACTTAAAGGACAAAAGGTAAGAAACGAAGGTGAATATGTAAGACCTTGGGAATCTAGAATGAATGAACGAAACCGTAAGTTCTATTCAAATAGATTAAATAGATCTAATAAGCAAGTTACAAACCTTAAAGATAAATTAGCCTCACAATTCCCGGGCTATGGAAGTGATGAGTTTGAAGCACCTAAGCCAGGCGAAAAAGATTATAAGAGATATACAAACATGGAGAACAAGCTTACGAATGCTTTATCCGGGCAAGCTTCAAGACAGCAAGGAGTGAATAATGCAAGCAGACAAATAGAGCAAAATCTTTCTGGAGACGGACAAGGTGTAAGTGGAATACAATTATTTGAATCAGATGAGCAAGACGCAAGAACGTCTCAGATAGATGGGAGAGGTGGAAAAAATAGTATAACTGAAGATCAAATTATAACTAAAGGTAAATACGCAGCAGACGAAGCACCGGAAGACGATTCGCCGGCTGGTAAGAATGTTAAAAATTTCTTTAAGAAGAAATCTCCGATGAAACTTAAATACTTTAAATAATGGCTTACATACAACACAACTCACCATTTAAGAAAAAAACTGCGGCATGGGAACGTAAGGAAGGTAAAGATCCTAAAGGCGGATTAAATCAAAAAGGTGTTGACTCTTATAAAAGAGAAAACCCTGGTAGTAATTTGCAAACTGCAGTTACAACGCCTCCGTCTGAATTAAAAAAAGGAAGTAAGGCAGCAAAAAGACGTAAAGCTTTTTGTGCAAGAATGAGTGGAATGCCAGGAGCTTTAATGAAAGATGGAAAACCAACAAGAAAAAAATTAGCATTAGATAAATGGAATTGTTAGAACACATAACAGGTATCTGTGAAGATCACTGGCACCTTAACATATACCATGTCGCAATGTTTGGATTATTAATATATATATCAAATGAAATCAAAAGGACTTGGAGATACAGTAGAAAAAATAACAAAAGCTACTGGAATTAAAAAAGTTGTAGACACAGTATCTAAGATAACGGGGAAGGACTGTGGCTGTAATAACCGAAAGGAAATGTTAAATAAAGCTTTCCCATATAAAAATTAAATTAAATAAAATGGCACAAAGTAAAAGTATAAGTAAAAAAGAGCTAGACACACTACAAGGTTTTGTTAACGAAGCAAATAAGTTTCAAATGCAAATTGGTGGGGTTGAAGCTCATAAGGCACAATTAATAAAAGCATTAGATTCTGTAAGCGTTAAGTTATCGGCTGTTCAAAAAGAATTAGAAGAAAAATATGGTAATGTAAACATAGATCTACAAACTGGCGAAATAACTTCAAATGAAGAAGCAGGAGCAGCTGATAAGAAAGATTAGTGTCGGTAAGGACTATAAAAATGATGCAATGCACTATGCCGTTGGGCAAGAAGTATATGGCGGTCATACTATAGCTAACATTATAGAAGAGGAAGATAAGTACTCTATCTATATTACCAAGGGTGATATGATGATGCCTTGGAAAGATTTTAATAAGAACATGTCTATATCTGTAGAATACGATCTCTCATGGTAAAATGCAGAGTGTATTTAATTACCTGATAAAGCCGAAGGGAAGTAGGACAACAGGAAAAACAGAAATAGAAGGACAAGAATTGCTATTAAATACTGAATTACAAAATCATCAATATACGCAAAGAATCGGTGTAATTTTAAGTTTACCAAGAGCGAGAACTTATACTGAATTAAGAATTGGAGATGAGGTTATTGTACATCACAATGTATTTAGAAGGTTCAGAGATATAAGAGGAGATGAAAAAAACAGTAAAAACTACCTTAAAGAAGATGTTTATTTGGCTCAACCAGATCAACTCTTTGCTTATAAAAGGGCAGATGGGTGGAAGGCTTTAGAAGGATTTGTATTTGTAATGCCAATTAAAGAAACAAAAGAGTTTTCCGAAAACAAAGAAAAAGCTTTAGTTGGCATTGTTAAATACGGCAATAAAAATATAGACAAAGATTCTTTAATAGGATTTAAACCTGAATCAGAATATGAGTTTATAATAGAAGGGCAAAGGTTATACCGAGTTCCCGTTAATTCAATTACAATTAAATATGAGTATCAAGGAGACGAAGAAGAATATAATCCAGGCTGGGCACAAAGCAGTTGAGGAATTAATTAAAGTAGCTAAAGAAGCTATTGTAGATTCGGATGATGATATATCAGCTGACAGATTAAAAAATGCAGCAGCCACAAAAAAGTTGGCTATATTTGATGCCTTTGAAATTTTAAGTAGAATAGATGAGGAACAAAGAATAATTGATGACAAACCTAAAGAAGAAGTTAAACAAACATCTTTTGGTGGATTTGCAGAAAGAAGATCTAAATAATGTACGAGCAAAGTTTATATAAGGTTATTACACCTATTAAGCAATCTACTTTATCTAGACTAAATAAGAGTAAGAAATGGGCATATGGGTATAACAAGGAGCATGATGTAGTTGTTATAAGTAAGTCGGGCCAAATCGGAGAAATATATAATATACAAAATCTGAAGATAGCTTTGCCAAAAGCACCAGCAAAGTTAGACAAATCAAATGATAAGTGGACGCCTGCAGAATATCCAAAGGAATTAAAACTAATTAAAAGTATATTTGATTGGAGAGAATATCCCGCAGAGTTCAAATCAAAATGGGGCATATATATCGATGAACAATTTAATAAAAGAGAAAACGGCTATTGGTTCAATAATAAGGGTGTGGCTACTTACATTACTGGTACTCACTTTATGTACCTGCAGTGGTCCAAGATTGATATTGGGAAACCAGAGTTTCGAGAGGCAAATAGATTATTCTACATTTTCTGGGAAGCTTGCAAAGCTGACTTACGATCCTATGGGATGTGCTATCTCAAGAATAGACGGTCTGGCTTTTCATTCATGGCCTCTGGAGAAACCGTTAATCTCGCCACTATTAATTCCGATTCACGATATGGTATATTATCCAAGTCTGGGTCTGATGCGAAAAAGATGTTTACCGATAAGGTGGTACCGATATCGGTTAATTACCCCTTCTTTTTCAAACCGATACAGGACGGTATGGACAGACCTAAAACAGAGCTTGCGTTCAGAGTACCGGCCAGTAAATTCACGCGTAAAAAACTTGAAACAAACGAAACGTTAC